GCGTCAGCCGCAGGACCGTCGAGCGCGACCTGCTCAGCATCGCCAGCCTGTTCGGCATCGAACGCGAGGGGAGACGACCGGAGGGGTATCGCTGGTGTCATCGGGTCGAGATCGAGTCGCACTTATCGCGCGCGCGCGTTTCCGGTGGCCAGCCATGACCGCCCGTGCCGCCAGCATCGAGACCTACCACGACACCGGGTTCATGGCCATCGCCGGCCTGCAGCGTCAGCGCATTGCGGACCTGCTGCGTGAGCGCGGCCCGATGACGCGCCGCGAGATTGCCGCCGAGTTGCACATGGAGACGAGCAGCGTATCCGGCCGGGTGCGCGAATTGCTCGACGCCAAGACGCTTACCGAGTTGCCCGGCCAGCGCCCGTGTCCGATCACCAAGCGCAACGTGTCATGGGTTTGCCATACCAACAACTACTGCCAGCAGAGAGGACTTCCGCTGTGAACGCACCCGCATACATCTCAATCGACAGCCGCGTTGACCTGAAGGCGGCCGAGCGCGAACGCATTGCCGCCGATACGCACGACTTCTTGCGCCGTGGCGGGGAAATCGTTGTTGTAGACCCGAGCGTGTTCGCAGACCCGACGTTGCCGGCCTGCGCGACGATGCGTTACCGGTCGTTTGCCAGCAAGGCGCAGGAGGAAGGGTTGAACAGGATGCACCAGGCGCAGCACCGACGCACCAAAAAGAACAATTCCGACATCTTCGGCAGGGAGTGAGCAGCACGGACAAGTACACGGACCCGATCACAAAGGCGAAGCGCAACACTGACTACTGGCAAGGCGTGGCGATGGGCCTGCTGGTCGCGCTGATTCTCTGTCTGGTCGCATGGGTGAGGGTGGTATGAGCGCGAAGAAGCCGAAAGAGTGGACGCGCAACCGGGGGAAGATGCCGGTCGACGCAAGCGCATGGGTGGAGATCCGCTACCGCGACGGATCGACGGTGGTCGGTCAGGCGGGCGCTGGTTACTGGAAGATTCTTGGCAAGGACAGCCCGCTCGGCCATGTGGACATCATGGCGTGGCGACGGACGCGCAAGCCGAACATCAAGAGCGTGGCGTCGGCCGCAGCACCGAAGCACAAGTCCCGCGACGAGCTGGTCCGCGTGACGCTGACCGAGGATGGCATGGCGGCGACGGATGATCCGATAGAGGTGAGCCGCGACATCGCTCCGGACTATGTTGCCGACGTCGAGCCGTTCTCGCCCGTCGACGCCGACAAGCGGCTCGCCATCCGCAACGGCCTGATCCTGCTGTCGATCCTCGCCGTGGCAGCAACCGTCGCCGTCATCGTGGGGTGTGTCGCAGCATGACCGCCGCACACGCCCCCACCGAACACTGGGAGCAGGCCACGCTGATCCGCTGGTTCTCGGTCAAGTACCGGGGGCGCTACCCGGCTGACTGCCTCGTCGCCATGCCGAACGCCGGCAAGCGGTCGTTCGCAGTCGGTCGGCGGATGCGGCAGGAGGGGCTTCGCAAGGGGGCGCTCGACCTGTGCCTGCGTATCCCGAGCCAAGGCGCCCACGGCCTCTGGATCGAGATGAAACGCGAAGGCGCAACCCGCTGCGACGTTGACGACGACCAGTTCGGTGACATCGGGCTGCTGCGGTCGCATGGCTATGTCGCAACGTGGTGCGCCGGGCACCGCGAGGCGATTGCGGTTATCGAGGCGTACCTCGGCGAGTGACGCGCAAGACCCCGCGCCAACGGGGAACACTGGATAGGGGAAGCACATGGGGCGGCACAACGACACCATCGAGCGGGCGAAGATCGAGTTCGCCGGACGCTGCGGACGCGACATCAAGATCGGCGAGGCGGTAGTGCCTGCCTGCAATCGCAACGGCAAGTCCGGCTGGATGCTGCCGGCGGCGTGTTCACGGTTTCGTGGGCCGAAGCGGATGCTGCTGCCAGGATCATGTCGGTCGAGATGGGGTGCAGGGATGACCGCTAAGGCCCTGTCGAGACTCGCACCCAAGACACTGGTCCCGACCGGCGAAGGCTTCGGCGGGTTCGCCAAGCTGGAACAGTGCGACATCGCGCAGGCGCTGTGCGGTCTGCCGCAAGGTCAGGCGGCACTGCTGCGGGCGATCTACTCGCTGGACCTTGGCGAGAGCAACGTCCGTCATGCCTACCTGTGGGCGTGGCAGGAAGCCGTCAACGTCGCCATCGAAAACGGCTGGCAGCCGCCCAAGGGCAAGGAACTGCTGCGCCTGATGTCGGAGCGCATCGTCAACGAGTTCGTGTTCCCGCAGCTGACCAAGTGCCAGCACTGTCATGGCACGCGGGCCATCCAGCCGAACCAGCACAACCCGACCGGCGTCTGCGGGCATTGCACGACCGGGGCGCACCCAAACGACGACGCAGAGATGGCGGCCATGTTCGATGTGTCCGACGAGTTCTGGATGAGCAAGGGCCGGCTGTGGTTCGTGCGGATCTACGCTCGGTTGGATGAGTGGCGGGAGTCGGGTGTGCGGCACGTTGCCTGGAGGCTGCGCGATGAGTGAGCACGCCGCCCGCGTTGCCGCCTTTGAATCCACCGCGCCCGGCACGGTTGTCCACGGCGATGACATCGTGGAGTACGCCAAGTCGCTGGAAATGGTCGGCCGGCACGACGACTCGCTGCGGGTGTTCCGCGAGTTAGCCGACCACTACCCGATGCTGTCGACCGTAATCAATTACGCCGCAACCCTTTGCCGGTTGGGCCGCAGGGATGACGAGTGGATGGCCGCCGCGATGGCGAAGTATCCCGACCTGCATTTCCTCAAGGCTGCGAAGTCCGAGATGGCGCTGCAGGATGGCGACCTCGACACCGGGCTGGTCCTGAGCCGCTACCGGTGGGCGATACCGAAGACCAGTTCCGTGCGGCCGATGATTCGCGGCGAGGACTGGAACGGAGAGCCACTGCACAGTCGGTTGATCGTTGCCAGCGAGCAGGGCCTCGGGGAGGAAATCCTGTTTTCCTCGACCTTCGCGCAGATCCCGCCCGCCGTGATTTCCTGCGACGACCGGCTGCGGCAACTGTTCGCCCGGGCGTTCCCGCAGCACGTATTCGTGCGGAAGGACGGCATCCGGCACTTCGGTCACGACGACGCCAAGGTGGCCGAGGGCATCGACCTGCTGCGCGTGACAGGCAAGCGTAGCAACGACTCCCCGTGGCTCAAGGCGGACCCGGCCCGCGTGGCTGCGATGCGTCAGGCGCTGACCGAGGCCAGTCCGGGGCGGAAGATCGTGGGCTTGTCCTGGCGCTCGGTTCGCCCGGCCATCGGGGATTCCAAGTCCATCCCTGTCCTCGACTTCCTGCCGCTGATGCGCGACCCGTCGCTGGCCGTGTTCAGCCTGCAGTACGGAGACGTTACCGACGACGCCCGGGCGGTCATCCGCGAAGGGGCGGACCTGTACGCTGTCGGCAGCCTGAACGTCACGCACGACATCGACGGCCTCGCTGCGCTTATCTGCGCCTGCGATGTGGTCGTGACCTGCAGCAACACAACGGCCCACCTTGCCGGGGCGCTGGGGGTGCGGACCATCCTACTGGCCCCGATCAGGTTCGCGCTGTGGTATTGGGGCAGGGACGGTGACCGAACGCCGTGGTATCCGAGCGTGGAGATTGTCCGCAACCGGGCGGGGTGGCCGGAGGCGGTAGCGGAGGCCATGCAAAAAATCAATACTGCCCCTATTGACACTGGTCAACCGGACAGGTAGCCTCCGGGCTAAGGATGGGCGTTCTCGCCCCGAATTAATTACAGGCTCGCTTCGGCGGGCCTTTTTCGTTTCTCCACCCCGGTAGACCTCGCTCGGTCCCGGGGTTTTTTCTTTCTGGCCAGCAGTACCGGCAAGCCCGGGTTGGCCTCCCGACCGCCCGCCCCACGGCGCGACCACAAGTCATCGCTTACACGCAGGCCGTTGCGTGGCGGGCACCTTTTGCCATGTGAGGAACCACCCATGCCTTCCGGTATCTTGATTGCCCAACTCGCCGGCACCACGCTGGCCGACGACGACGGCATCTGCCAGTCGCAGAGCATCGTGGCGGGCGACCTCACCATGAACGGCTCGCTGCTGTCCGGTGGCGTGTGGGAGAACCTCGGCTACGGATACAAGCCGAAGATCGTCGCCAGTGGTGATGCCTCCGGGGTGACTTTCACCCTGTCGGGCAAGTTCTACGCATCGGCCTCGGTGGGCGAGTACACCACCACCCTCGCAGTCACCGGCCCGAACGCTACGTCGGCCACCGCAGGCTCGTATGCGGTCCGCATTGACGGCGTGTCCGTCGACAGCGGCGCTGCAGGCGTTGTCACGGTCGGCCTGTCCGGCACGAGCCTCGGCGCTCCGGTAAACCTCCCCTATAGCTCCCTGTGGCAGTTCCGCCAGGGCCGCACCTTTGGCGGCGCATCGGTTGCCGTTGACCTGTACGACGCAGACATTGGCGCGTGGATTGGCGTCGTTGCCGCTACCGCTGCTGCCGGCCTGACCAACGTCGAGCTGCCTGCCAACACGGTAGTGCGCCCGACCCTGACCGACGCCTCCACCACGACCGCGCTGACCGTTGTCGCGCTGCCGATCCAGAAGACCATCTAACGAGAGAACACCATGACCGACCATCCGCAGGAGGCCGAAAGGTCTGCGGGGGGTAGGCCGAGCAAGTACAGCCCGGACCTAGCCGCCGCGATTTGCGCCGAGCTGGCAGACGGGCGTTCCTTGCGCTCTGTGTGCCGCGACGAGGGGATGCCGGATAAGGCAACCGTGTTCCGCTGGCTGGCCGAGCATGAGGCGTTTCGCGACCAATACGCGCGCGCCAAAGAAGAGTCTGCCGACGCAATGGTGGACGACATGATCGACATTGCCGACGACTCCCGTAACGACTGGATGGAGAAGGCCGGAGACGACGCTGGAGCCGGATGGCTGCTGAATGGCGACCATGTACAGCGGACCAAGGTGCGCATCGACACCCGCAAGTGGATCGCGTCCAAGCTGAAACCGAAGAAGTACGGCGACAAGGTCCAGCAGGAAGTGAGCGGCCCCAATGGCGGCCCCGTTCCGATGATGGTCGTGACCGGCGTCCCGCGTGAGCACGATTAACCTCGGCTACGAGGCTCGCGGCCCGTTCGTTGCGCTGCATAAGCGCACTCAGCGGTTCGGCTGCATCGTGGCCCACCGCCGTGCAGGCAAGACGGTCGCCAGCATCATGGACCTGATCGACGCGGCACTGAGGGCTACCAAGCCCGACCCGCGCTTCGCCTACGTCGCGCCGTACTACGCGCAGGCGAAGGATGTGGTGTGGGCTTACGTGAAGCGGTACGCGGGGCAAGTGCCTGGCGTCGTGATCAACGAGTCCGAGTTGCGGGTGGACTTCCCGCACAACGGCGCCCGGCTGCGGCTGTACGGCGCTGACAACTACGACCGGATGCGGGGCATCTACCTCGACGGCGTGGTGCTGGACGAGTTCGCAGACCAGCCCCCGCAGGCATGGCGCGAGGTTATCCGCCCCGCCTTGGCTGACCGGGCAGGGTGGGCGCTGTTCATTGGTACGCCGAAGGGCAAGAACGCCTTCTACGACGTTTACAAGAACGCCGAAGCCAGCGACGACTGGTTCGCCATGAAGTTGAAGGCTTCCGAGACGGGCCTCGTTGAAAAGGCCGAACTGGACGCCATGCGCCGCGACATGAGCGCCAACGAGTACGAGCGCGAGATGGAGTGCAACTTCGATGCAGCCATCGAGGGGGCGTACTTCGCTGACGGCATGGCCAAGGCTGCAGCGGATGGTCGCATCGGGTTCGTCCCGGCTGACCCTCTGATGACTGTCCGCCTGTTCTGCGACATCGGCGGCACGGGGGCCAAGGCTGACGCATTCGCCATGTGGGCGGCGCAGTTCATTGGCGACGAGATCCGCGTCATCGACTACTACGAGGCGGTGGGCCAGCCATTGGCCAGCCACGTTGACTGGATGCGCTCACGCGGCTACACGCCGGACAAGGCGCAGATCTGGCTACCGCACGACGGCGCCACGCAGGACAAGGTCCACGCTGTGTCATACGAGTCTGCGCTCAAGCAGGCCGGCTACAGCGTGACGGTGGTGCCGAACCAGGGTAAGGGCGCCGCGAAGGCTCGGATTGAAGAAGTGCGCCGGCTGCTGCCTGCCATGCGGTTCAACGCCGACACGACGCAGGGTGGCCGCGATGCACTGTGCGCCTACCACGAGAAGCGAGACGAGCAGCGTGGCATCGGCCTCGGCCCTAACCACGATTGGGCGTCCCACGGTGCCGATGCGTTCGGCCTGATGTGCGTGGCCCACAAGCCGCAGCGCAACGAGTGGGCGCCCATCGACTACAGCAAGTCAAACCGCAGGATTATCTAGATGGCCATGTCGATTACCGAGGGCGAGCGCCTGCGGGCACTGGAGGCGCGTGTGGCTGACATTCGTCTCGATCGCGGTGGCGAGTGGCATTCCGAGTCGGCCCTGCTTGACCGTCTGATCGCTCTCGAGACTCGCAACGCCGAACTCGAGCAGCGCCTCGCCGCCATCGAATCCCGCTCCAAGCCCGGACCCAAGCCGAAGGTACAGAATCCGTGACCATGATGACCGAGCAGGACATTCTCGGCCTCGTCAACGCCGAGTACGAGGCGGCCGAGGAATGGTCAGACGAGCGCAGTTCCGACGTAGAGCTGGCGCTGGACTACTACCACGGCCTGCCGCTGGGCAACGAGGAAGAAGGCCACTCGCAGGTCGTGTCGTCTGACGTTTCGGACGTTGTCGAGTGGACCATGCCGGACCTTGTCCGCGTGGTGGTCGGCGGTGACGAACTGGTCGAGTTCGAATCCAACAAGGGCGACGACCGGGCGGCCAAGCTGGCCACGAAACTGGCGCACCATGTCTTCTTCGTCGAGAACAACGGCTTCCTGAACGCCTACGACAGCATCAAGGATGGCCTGCTGTGCAAGGTGGGCGCGCTCAAGCGTCGGTGGTGCGAGCGCAAGGAGCCGGTCGACCGCGACTACAACGGCCTGTCTGAGTTGGAACTGGCCATGCTGCTGGCGAACCTCGAGGCAGAAGCCGGCAAGGGCGCCGAGGTCAGCGTCATCGGGCAGGAGATTGTAGAAGGCCCGGACGGCTCGCCGCGCTTCAATGTCCGCGTCCGCGTCATGCGCGTGACGGCCGGCACTGTCATCGAGCCGATCCCGCCCGAAGAACTGCGCGTCTCCCGCCAGACCAAGGCCATCGACAACAACTGCCGATACCTGGCCCACGACGTCGACGGGAAGACCCGCTCCGACCTTGTGGCCGAGGGCGTTCCGATGGAGACGGTCCTGTCTCTGCCGCGCAAGGATCAGGACTTCGGCAGCACCAAGGCCGCCCGCAGCCGAGGCTTCTACGCCTCCGACGCGCCGGCTCAGAACGTGATGATGGAGCCGGTCGAGTACGTCGAGCACTACGTACTGGCCGACATCGACGGTGACGGCATTGCCGAGCGCCGCCTGATCGTGACCAGCGGCAACGTGATCGTCCGCAACGAGGTGCTGGCATCGCTGCCCATCGCCGCGTGGTCGCCGTTCCGTATGCCGCACACCGCTATCGGCCTGTCGCTGGCCGACAAGGTCATGGACATCCAGCGCATCCAGACCGCACTGATTCGCGGCACGATGGACAATATGTACGCCGTGAACGCGGGCGGCCGGTATGAGGTCGTCGCCGGCGAGGTCAGCATGGACGACCTGCTGACCATGCGCCCTGGTGGCGTTGTGCGGGTCAAGCAGGCCGGCGCCATTCGCCCGCTGCCTGTCGAGTGGGTAGGCGACAAGACCCTCTCCGTCATGTCCGCAGTCCGCGAATGGCGGGCAGAGCGCACTGGCGTGAACCAGCACAAGCAGGGCCTGTCCGCCGACATGCTGGCGCAGACCGACGGGACCAACCAGCGAATCCTGTCGTACATGGACTCGCTGACTGAACTGATGGCCCGCCTGTACGTGGAGGGCGTCATCAAGCCGACGTTCGAGGGCATCCTCGACGACATCGTGCGGTACCAGGATGACGCCAAGCAGATCCGCGTGGCCGGCGAAGTGCTGGAAATCGACCCGTCCGCCTTCCGCGAGAAGTTCTCGCTGCGGGTCAAGGTCGGCACTGGCAACGCGAAGAAGGAAGAGAAGTTCTCCCAGCTGATGGCGATCAAGGGCATGGTCGACGAGGTCATTCTCGCAGGCGCACCGATTGCCGGCATGGAGCAGGCGTACAACGTCCGCGCCGACCTGATCGAGCTGGCCAACCGTCAGCCGGGCCGCTACTTCATTGACCCGAAGACTCTGCCGCCTCCGCAGCCGAAGCAGCCGGAAGAAGACCCGCTGGTCAAGGCGGAACTGGTCAAGTCGCAGGCCCGCATGGCGGAAGCCGAGCAGAAGGCCGAGTTCGACCGCGCTGACAGGCTGATGGACCGCCAAGAGTGGGCAACCGAGCAGACGCTAGAGACTGGCGTTCGTGTGCCGGGGAGCATGGTATGAGTCCGCTCGACGCCGAACGCGAAATCCAGCGCGCCAACGAGGCCGCGATGGTCATCAACCACCCGCTGGTGGTCGAAGCCATCAACGCCATGCGGCAGGACGCCTACAAGAAACTGGAAGCCACCAAGCCGAGCCAGACCGCCGAGCGCGAGTTCCTGTATCAGCACTTGAAGGCCATCCAGAACTTTGAGGTCCAGTTCCAGTTCCACATCGACAACGGCCGTATGGCTGTCGATTGGCTGGACCAGTACCGGGCACGGAAACAAACCGAGGCGCGACGGCGCCGGTAAGACTTCGGGCAATCGCCCGTCGAAGGCTCCCAACCGGGGGCCTTTTTTGTTTGCGGCCTAGACAGCCGCCACAAGAGGTTCCACATGACCGACCAAGCCACTGAGCAGTCGGGCGAAGCGCAGCAAGAAAGCGCCGGCCTGACCGTAGATAGTCTGGCCGCGCTGTTTGATGGTCCTTCCCAAGGGAAGCAGCCGCAAGGCCAAGCAGCACCGCAAGAGGAAGAGGAAGCCGGCGACGAGCCGGAAGTAGAAGGCGAGCAAGACGCGGAAGCGCAAACGTCGGAGAAGTTCAAGGTTCCGGCCCTTGAGGGCGAAGGATTCGAGGAACTTACCGCCGACGAAATCAAAGCGCGGATGCTGATGCAGTCCGACTACACCAAGAAGACGCAGGCACTCGCAGAGCAGCGGAAGGCCATCGAGGCCGAAGTCAGCAAGCGGATGCAGTCGTTTTCCGAGCGCGAGCAGGCGATGGAAGCGCACTTGGCCAACCTGGCCGGCGCCATCCAGACCTTCGACGCTCAAGTCGATTGGGAAGCACTGAGGAAGGAAGACCCGTCAGCGTTCCTCGAGGCACGGGAGCAGCAGGCCCAGCGCATTGCAGCCTTCAAGCAGTCGTTGCAGTACCGCGACCAAGTCCAGCAGCAGCAGCGCGCTGAGATGGTCGCACAGGGTACGCAGCGGCTGATGGAGTCGATGCCTGAACTGTTGGACCCGAACAACCTCAAGGCGTTTGGCGAGAAGGTCGTGTCTGGCGCAGCTCATTACGGGTTCGACCCGGCCGAGATCGCCAACATCGTCGACCACCGCCACTTCCTGGTGCTGAAAGACGCCATTGCCTACCGCGAACTCAAGGCGAAAGCCGGTGAGGTCAAGCAAACGGTAGCGAAGGCGCCCCAGTTGGCCAAGCCCGGCGCTGCGAAGCCCGGCAACGCGCAGGCACTTGCCACGCACCGCGTCATCAAGAAAGCCCAATCCACCGGGAAGGTCGACGACCTCGCGGCGGCTTTCGACGCGTATGGCAATGGCCGGCGCAAGTAACAACCAATCCCTTTCCTTTTGAGGTGACACCATGGCTTTCCCGACCGATACCTTCGAGTCCTACGACGCAGTCGGCAACCGCGAGGGCCTGATCGAGGCCATCTACCAGCTCGACACCGCCGAAACCCCGCTCCTGTCTTCCATCAAGCGGGTAATGGCGACCGCGACCAACCACGAGTGGCAGACCGACGACCTCGGCTCCGCTGCGACCAACTACAACCCGGAAGGCGAAGACGCGACGAACGACGCGGCCGTAGCCACCTCCCGCCTCGGCAACTACACGCAGATCCTCGACAAGGTCGCGCAGGTTTCCGGCACGCAGGAAGTGGTCAAGAAGGCCGGCCGCACCTCCGAGATGTCCTACCAGATGGCCAAGCGTACAAAGCAACTTAAGAAGGACCTTGAGTTTGCGCTGTTCGACAACAACGCCAAGGCTGCCGGCGCTGGCGACGGCGCGACTGCCCGCGAGATGGGCGGCATCCCGGCCTACGTCAAGACCAACCACGACAAGAACGGCGCCACGATGGGCGCTGTTGGCGGCGCTGCTGCCGTGTCGGGCGGTACTGCCGTAGCCCTGACGGAAGGCCGCCTCAAGTCGGTCATCCAGCAGGCGTGGTCCAGCGGCGGCAACCCGAACAAGATCTACTGCTCGGCTTCCCAGAAGCAGGCGATCTCGGGTTTCTCCGGCAACGGCACCCGCCTGATCAAGGGCGAGGACAAGGTGCTGCACGCGGGCATCGACATTTACCACAGCGACTTCGGCATGCTGGAAGTGGTGCCGTCGCGTCACTGTGAGACGGACATGGTCTACGTGCTCGATACCGAGATGCTGGCGCTCGCGGTTCTCCGCGACTTCCAGGTCAACGATCTGGCCAAGACCGGCGACTCGATCCGCAAGCAACTGCTGATCGAGGCCACCCTGCAAGTCGACAACGAGAAGGCCCACGGCCTGATCGTCAACGTCGCCTAAGCCATGAATCGGGGGACTTCGGTCCCCCTTTTCTATTCCTGAACCCAAGAGGACATAGACATGGCTGACATTCGTCGAACTGCCATCGCTGTGCCGATTGCCGATGTCGGCACGGCGCAGACCCAGATCGTCGGCATCACCGAGCAAAATGCGGGCAAGATCGAAAAGATCACCCACATCCTCGGCGCCGCGATTTCCGTGGCTGACAGCCTGATCGTCATCAGCAAGAACGGCACGGTCCTGAGTGGCGGCACCATCACGGTTGCCTACACCTCGTCCGCTGCCGGCGACGTCGACTACATCCTGCCGAGCAACGTCTACGTGGCGGCGGGCGACTACCTCACGATTGCCAACGGTGGCGAGTCCACTGGCGCGGCGCCGGGTTGTGTCGTAATCGACATCGCACGCTGATCTACGCGCAACACGACAAGGGGGCTTCGGCCCCCTTTTCTATTTCTGAGGGGGTGACGATATGTCGTTTAGCAGGTCGATGGGTGTCGATGAGTTCGGCATTGAAACGATCTATCACGACCTAGGCGACAGGGTCGTCATCCAGAAGAAGCAGGACGTTTCCAAGATCCTTGACGACAACGTGCGCCGCAGCAACGCCGTCAGCGGGCGCATGGGTGAGATGGTCCACATTGCCCACATCCCGTTCAACGTGATTGATCAGTGGACGCTTGAAGACGGGATTAACTATTGGTCTAGCCAGAACAAGCGCGCCATTCTTAAAAAATTGCACGACATCTCGTACAAGAAACTGAAGACCCACCCGGGTAACTTCCTGTGAATTCCTACACCACGCTGAAAAGCAGCATCGCCAACTGGTTCGCCAAGTCGAACGTAACGTCGAGCGATTCCATCGTGGACGACTGCATCGACTTGGCCGAGGCCGAGGTGAACCGTCGCCTGCGCCTGCGGTTCATGGTGTCCACGGCCACCGCGACCGTGACGGCCGGCGACACGACTGTTGCCCTGCCGGACGACTTCCTCGAACTGCGCGGCGCCTATCGTGACGGCTCGCCGCAGTCGTCGCTGGAATACTGCACGCCGGAGCAACTGAACAGCATCTCCAATTCCAGCCGGGCGCCGTATGCGTTCAGCATCATTGGCAGCAACCTGGCATTTCCCGGCCCGGACTCTGACGGCAGCGAAATCGAGCTCACCTACTACGCCAAGCCGACCGCGCTGTCCGCCAGCAACGAAACCAACTGGCTGACGACCAACGCCCCGCAGGTCTACCTGTTTGGCGCGCTCAAGTACGCTGCCATCTATGCGGGCGACGATGCCGACGCGCAGCGGTACGGCACCTTGTTCGAGGGCGCTCTGTCCGCGCTGACCACTGAGGAAGCGTTCTCTGCCTACGGCCCGGCCCCGCACATGCGGTCGGAGGGCTACAAGTGGTGAATTTCGGCCCTTGGGCGCCTGACCAGCCGTACCGGGATGGCGTGTGCATTGATGTCGTCGATGCGCTGTCTTATGCCGAGAAGTACCGCGCCCTGCCGACCATTTCCGAGGTGTCCGTCTCTGCCGTATCTGGCGACGTTCGCGGCGCGTTCGCGTCCCGCCTGATTGCCGGAGTCAGCAAGACCTACGTTGGCACCGAGTCGGCCATCTATGAGCGCAACGGGGCAGGCTGGACCGACGTGTCCGGGGCGACCTACACGCTGGCCGCAGGCGACCGGTGGGAGATGACGCAATTCGGCAGCGACCTGTACGCGGTATCGCTGTCCGAGGTCATGCAGAAGCAGACCGCAGGCACCGGGTCGTTCACGAATGCGGCCGGCTCGATCACCGCCGCTTGCATCAGCAACGTCCGCCGCTTTGTGGTGGTCGGCGATGTGGATGAGGGCGGCACGCTGTACCCGCACAAGGTCCGCTGGTGCGCCATTGGCGACCCGGACGACTGGACCGCATCCGAGGCCACGCAGGCCGGCTCGCAAGAACTGGACGCACGCGACGGCCGCGTCATGGGCATCCGTGGCGGCGAGTTCGGTGTGGTCCTGCAGCAGCACGCCATCACCCGCATGGTCTACGTCGGCGCGCCAATCGTGTGGCAGTTCGACAAGATCGACGACCGCAACGGGTGCGAGGTGCCGGGGTCAATCGTGCAGGCCGGCCGGGAGATCTACTTCCTGTCGCACGACGGCTGGCGGGTGACCAACGGCTCTGGAGAGTCGGTCAACATCGGCGACGGCGTGATCAACAAGTGGTTCCGCGCCAACCTGGACCAGTCCAACAAGTCGAAGATCAGCGGCGCCTATAACCCGGATTGGCGGGCGGTGGTGTGGTCGTTCCCGTCCGCTACTGGCAACGGCGAAAACGACTCGATACTGGTCTACTCGATCACCGACAAGCGGTGGACCCGTGGTTCGTACGGCGTCCAGAAGTTCTTTGAAGGCGCCACGGCCTCGACCACGCTGGAAGGGCTTGATGCCTACTTTTCCAGTATCGACGACGTAACGCCAAGCCTCGATGACCCGTTCTGGATTGGCGGCGAGTACAAGTTCCTCGGCATGAATGGCGGGCTGCTGGTCACCATCGACAACACGCCGGGCACCGCCTACATCGAGACGAACGATTCGCAGCCAGTAGAGGGCGGCATGACCCGCGTGCTGGGTATCGAGCCGGTCATCGACGCGACAACCACTGTGCAGGTCGGCTACCGCAACCTGCCGACCGAGTCGGTCAGCTACACCCCGGTCCAGTCGGTGAACAGTCGCACCGGGCAGGCTAATTTCCAGATTGCCGCACGCTGGCTGCGGGCAAAGTTCGCCATCTCGGGGTCGTTCTACGACGCGGTGGGCTTCAACGTCATCGCCAAGCCGGCGGGCAAATGAGCAAGATTCAGCGCGTCTCGCCGGCCATCAGCGACCCGAAAGAGGCGCAGCGCAAGAACGCCGAGGCGATCAATTCGCTGGCCGATGCGCTGCAGCCCAAGGCGGTCAGGCTGTGCGAGGGAACGATCACGGCCGGGCTTGAGTACGGCGTGTACGTTTTCGACTGCTCCGCGACGGCCGGTCAGCTCGACCTGCCGGAATCTGCGGCCTACAAGGGCATCCGGTTCGTGGCGATCAAGTCCGACGCCACCGGCAACGCGCTGACGCTGGACGGGTTCAACAGCGAGACGATCAACGGAAGCGTTACCGCAGCGACGACCACGCAATACGCAGGGTTTCAGGTGGTCAGCACCGGCACGGAATGGCTGGTCATCCCGTAATCATCCCCCTGCGGGGCGATGTACTGCGTTCCGCATGGCCGTGGGTCGAGGCGCAGCTGGCGCGCCGGCCGATTGCCTACACGGCCGCAGAGGTGCTGGTGATGGCCGAGTCGGGCCACGTGCAACTGATCGCAGGAATTGATGGCGAGCGCCCGGTGTTCCTCCTGGTGCTGGTCAAGCTCTCCGACGGCACTGGCGAAATTGCCTATGCGTCGGCGCACGACATGAAGAGGTACATCACCCCCGCACTGGCGGCGGTCGACCAATGGTGCCGGCAGAACGGGATCGAGTCGGTTGCAGTCGATGGCCGTCAAGGCTGGCGGCGGGTTCTCAAAAAACACGGTTACACAAGCGAGGCAGGATCATGGGTAGCTCGAAAAAGAATCAGACCGTAACCAGTAACCCGTGGGAGCCGGCTGCCGAAGGCGTGCGCCCGGCAATCGACGCCTCGCGCCGTCTGATGTTCGACGCCAGCGGCAACCTGATAACCCAGCCGACCGATTTGCAGCGGCAGGCCGTACAGGGCATGTACGACTACTCGCAGAACGACCCGATGCAGGCCGGCGCAATGGACTACTACTCCGGCGTTCTGGGCGGCGAGACGAATCCCTACCTTGACCAGATGTTCAACAAGGCGGCCGGCAACGTCCGCAGCAAACTGGACAGCCAGTTCGAGGCGGCAGGTCGTTACGGTTCGTACGACCACGCTCGAGAGATGGGCGACGCCTACAACAACCTCGCCAGCGAGATGTACGGCGGTCAGTACAACGCCGACGAGGCGCGCCGGATGCAGGTCGCGCAGATTGCGCCTTCTGCCGGCTACGCGGGATTCCAGCGGCAACTCGGTGCAGCCGATGCGCTGGAAGGCTTCGACTACGACCAGCAGATGAACCAGATCCGCGACTACCTCGGGATGATGTCGCCAATGCTTGGCGCAGGCGGCACGCAGACGACGCCGATCTACCGCGACAACACTTCGATGGTTCTCGGTGGCCTCGGCTCGATTGGCGGTCTTCTCAGTGGCATTGGCGCGCTCTAACGGAGGAGCACAGATGGCAATCCCGCGCTTCCTCGACCCGAACGCACGCAACCCGCAGGACTACGCGGCCGGCATCCTCGGCAACGTGTACCAGAACGGACCGCAGACCGGCATGGTCCCCAACTCCCCGATGCCGACCAGCATCATCCCGCAGCCGGAAGAAGGCCCCGGCATCCTCGGCCGCATCGGCAAGTACCTGATGTCTCCGCGTGGCGGTCAGCAACTCGGCGCGTTCGGCGCTGAACTGCTCGCCAACTCCGGTTGGTCAACGATGCCGGCAAGTCCGGGCGCAGCCATCGGTCGCGGACTGCAGGCAGCACAGGCGGCTGGTCGCGGCTACGACCAGATGATCGGCCAGCAGGCTGCTGATGCGTTCAACAAGCGCATCAAGGAGGCGGAACTGCGGAAGATGCAGGCCGAGACGGCGAAGCTGGACAAAGAGGCGTCAGGCGCTGGTGGCCCGTTCGCCGGCACGTCGATGGATGCTCAGTCGCTCAACATTCTGCTCGACCCGAACGGCGGCCAGCGCTGGGTCGTGTACGACGAGGCCTGGCGCCTGATGTCGCACCCCGCACTGCTGCGCCGGATGGACGCCCACTGGCGCCTCGCGCGGCACTACGGCATCGCGAACATGCTGATCTTCCACAAGCTCACCGACCTCGACAACGTCGGCGACCAAGGCTCCGCCATGCGCGCACTGGCCTCGTCACTGCTGGCCAACGCCGAGACCCGCGTGGTCTACCGGCAAGAGTCCGACCAGCTCGGCGCCACCGCTGCGGCGCTCGGGCTGACGGGCACCGAGCAGTCTCTGCTGCCGACGCTGGGCACCGGCCAGGGGCTATGGCGGATCAAGCACAGGTCGTTCGTCGTACAGCACCAGCTCCAACCGGCCGAGTTGGACCTCTTCGACACCACCGGCCGAATGAACGGCGCACTTTAGAAGTTCGCGCGAATTTTGACGGTTCTGCGACGAACCTGAGCATGGGCAGCGTCCCCTCGAGCCTGTGCGGACACTCAGGTT